ATCACTCAGGACTGTACCTTTAACCAAACAAAACTATTTAAGTCTTTGTGGGCTGATAAAGGGAGTTCTTTCCATTCCGTGGATTTAACCGCGGCAACAGATCGATTCCCAATAGCAATCCAAAAAGAGTTACTAGATGTTTGATTCGGTTCTGAGTATGCTTCACACTGAGAACGTCTCATGGTTGGTCAACCATTCAAATATAAGAATGACTGAATCATCTATGGGACTGGTAACCCAATGGGATTTTACTCCTCTTGGGCTACTTTCGCAGTGTGTCATCATTTCTTTTTATGGAAAGCTTGTAAAAAGGCCAACCGTAATTGGAAGCGATGTCCTTATATGTTACTTGGCGACGATATCGTTATCGCTAACGATGCCGTTGCTGAGTCATATAAGGAGTTACTCAGAGAGTGAGATATTTCTTACTCTGTAGAAAAGACTCATATTTCACAATATGGGTTCGAATTTGCTAAGCAAATCCGTCTACATAGAGAGAATGTCTCACCATTCCCTTTGTCTGCTCTCTTTGATCGACGATCTGAGACATTTACATGTCTTGGGATCATCGTCTCAGAGCTAATGGCGAAAGATTGGAAGACCGACATTGGTACTTCACTAAAGACCTACTTTATGGATGTCAAAGGATGATCACGGCGTCAGTACGACGCTATGGCACCTAAGATATCTTTAGTAGTATCCCTATATCTTTTCTTGAAAGGTAAAAGAGGACTAGGTAATGCCGTTAAGGATTACGTAGCTCTATGAACCGGAAAGCGTTATGATGAGGTAGATGACTGGGATTACCGTTTATACGGTAATTACCTAGCCCTTCTAACTCTTCATGATACTTTCCTCAAGAGTAAGGATAGGGTAGTGAAAGGTAATCAACCCCTTGGCGAGTTAGCCACGGAGATGGTTATCCATATCACGTCTTTAGAGAGTGAAGCTGATCAAGCAAGGTGCTTCGATTTAATCGAAGCTGTGCCTTTCTTGCAGATATATGGACGGGCTGAGGAAACTTTCCTCGGCCTTAATACCGACATCTCCGTTTACATGATCGGGGAAGACCCCGAGATGTTTAAGAAGATGTTCGGTAAAGTCGATATACCTCTCTCAGACACTGCTTTTTATGAACGCCGTCGAGACGTCATAATAAACCAGTG